TGGTGTCGCTCGAAGTGGTACTCGCCGAGGCATTGCTTCGCGTCGATTCCCGCGATAAACGCAAGTTCGATGATCGCCGAGTCCGGCATCGACCTGGCGCCCGTCTTCCAGTTCCAGAGCCGTTGCGGATCGACGCCAAGTCGGGCCGCTAGATCGCTTTCGCTTGCCACGTGTCGTAAGGCTTTGTCAATCATCCGTCGGACTGATTGCATGGCTTAGTTCCTTTCCGGTCTACTCCGCTTAGTCCACTATCGGACCACTTAGGAGAGAAGGCCATGTTGCAAATTACGATCCTTCCCGGCAATCCCGAAGTTATCGAGGGAGTGTCGCAGAAAACCGGCAAGGCTTACAAGATTGTGAAGCAAGCCGCGTTCGTGCAGTTCCCCAACGGGTCCGTTGGCGCAATCAGTATCCAGCCTCAGCGCGACCAGCCGCCCTACAAGCCCGGTTCCTACGCCCTCGATCCGACCTCGTTCTATCCAAAAGATGGGGCGCTTGCCTTCTCTCCGAAGCTCGTACCGGTCGCGGTCGGGGGCACCAAGTGACCGTCCGCACACTCCACGCGGTCGAGCTACGGGACGAAGCGGTGCGAGTTCTCCGCCGCGCCGTCGAGCACGTGCAAGCCTTGGAGTACCGCGACGCCTTGAAGGTTGTCGAGACCGATGGCGTCTACTGGTGGGACCTGGCGAAGCACGAACCCGCCGTCGAGGCGTTTGACGCGAGGGCTGCGTCGTGAAAGGGGACGCGCGCGTAGCGCGCGGCCTCGTCCCGTCTAGTAACACGGGACCAAAGTCCTGCCGCCCGGATTGGCTACAGTTCACGGCGCCGCTGTCTGAGGATTTCCGCCCGTACGTCCTCACCATGCTGTCGTTCGCTCTTGCCGGCGAAGTCGCTGCCGTGGATCGGAAGGGCGGAATGCTCGGTTTCGATCACTCCGCGGACGTGATTTCTCAGCACGGCGAGGCCATTGGACGGCTCGCGTGGGGCGGGGCGCATACCGGGGGCCGCTTCTTCGTCTCTCTGACCGGGGACGGTTGCGCGCAGGTTCAGCATTGGGACGAAATCGTGTCGATGCTCGAACACGTGCAGGCACGGATAACCCGCCTCGACCTGGCGGCGGATTTTCCAGAAGGCGAGGTGAGCGTAGACGACGCCCTTGCGGCCTTTCGTGAAGGTGCATTCGCGTCTTGCGGGAAACCACCTTCCGGCAGGTTGGTGGACGATCTTGGCTCAGGGTCAGGTCGCACGCTGTATGTGGGCGCGGGGCAATCTTCGAAGCTCTGCCGCGTCTACGAAAAGGGACGCCAGCTAGGGCAGAAGAATTCGCCGTGGGTGCGCGTCGAAGTCGAATTCAAAAACCGTCGCTTTGAGATTCCCTACCATGCCCTCCTCGCTCCTCTGGACTTTCTTGCAGGCAGTTACCCGGTCATTGGCGAATGGCTTGGTTCGGCTGGGGTTCCGCTCCACGCGATCCGGCGCACAGCGTCGGCGGTGGTAGAGAAAGCCGTCCATGTCGGTCGTCAGCATGTTGGGGGACTCGTTGCGTATCTGCGCCGAAATCTTGGCTGGACTGCTAGTCGCGTCGTCCGTCATCTTGAGGGACGGGAACCCGCCAAACGATTGAAGACCACGAAGTGGCAAGCGCAGTTCTTGCCGCAGTCGCAGAGCGTTTCTGAGGCGTGTTTGATGCGCTGGCAGCCGGAGTGCTTCGCATGATGCCCGGAGTCCTCTACGCGCAAAGAGAAAGAACGCCGCATGCGTTCGCCACCTGGCTTTTGGAGGTTGCGCGATGCGCTGCGTAGAAATCGACGCGGGGGGTGTTGTCGTTGACGTGGTGCCGCAACCGGCCACGCTCGATCTCTGCACTCTGCTGCTCGTTAGTCCGGGGGAAATAACGCCCAATCCGTTTGCCTTGGACTTGGAGGGTGCCTTAGCGATATCCGGGGCCATCATCGGCCTTTGGGGACTCGCAGCGGGCATTCGTTATGTGATTGGGTTCCTTCGGAGTATGTAGCCATGAACCGCAAGCTTTCTGCTGGTGCACTGGCGACCTTCCCTCTGCTCGCCAACGCTGCTGCGGTGGATGTGGCCGATGTCGTTACGGACATCGGTGCGCAAGCCGCGAGCGTTGCCGCCATCGGTGCAGCCGTGCTGCTCCTGCTGGTCGGCATCAAGGCGTTCAAGTGGGTTCGTCGCGCGATGTAGTTCTCCGAGGGGCGCAGTACCGGCCCCTCATCCTTTCTTCTACCTGGCGAACGTCATGGGACTCTGGCTCTGTATCGGGCTACTTGGTGCGGCGTGGATCATCTTTCACCCCTGAGACGGGCGCTGTGGTTCCTCGTCGGCTTGCTGCTGGCGGCGGTCATCTTCGCGCCATCGGCTCACGCTTACCCGGCGAGCGGTGGTGGCACGGCAGGCCCGGCCACGCAGAGCCTGTACGGTCCTACAGCGTTTCCGGGTGGCTCGGTCGTTAATGGGAATCTCTACAACAGCGCGGCAGCCACGTGCGGCGATCCCTACATTCAGGATTGCGGCGCGTACACCACAACAAGCTATTACGGGCTGGAAGGTGGGTGGTGCAAGTACTACATCACGGCCAATCCGGGGGTTCCGCAGGGTTGCGGGTCGTATAAATACGTGTCAACAGGGTGCCCTACGGGGACGACGAACGTAGGCGGCACGTGTACCTATCCGTTGACGTGTCCGAACGGTGGGACGCTTTCAGGCTCGACGTGTACGTGTCCGGCTGGTCAAGTTGATACCGGGACGGGGTGTGTCGTCCAAGCAACGTGTCCGGGCATGCAAGTGCCAAACGGCACGGGTGGTTGTACGTGCCCGACTGCAGCGGAGTTGCCTACCGCGTTCTCGACCGGCGGCAGCATTGACGTTTCTTGGAGCAAGACCGCGCCCTTTCCCGACACAACGTGCTACTCGAATTGCACGATGACCGTGGGCAGTAAGTCGAGCATCAAAGTGGCGATGGAGTCGCCGACCGATCCCACGAAGTACGTTTACGAGGTATGGCTTCCTGAAGAAACGGTCACGTCAGGGGACGCAGGGAAATGCACGCCCACTAGCAACACCGCGACGACGCCAGAACCCGAGGACAAGCGCTGCCCCTCCGGCCAGGTCTACGGGACCGTAAACGGCGTAGGTATGTGCGTTCCCGGCAACACCAAGACCGAAGGCAAAGAGTCCGAGACGACGACCAAGACGAACCCGGACGGCACGAAGGTTGAGACGACAACGAACAAGACCGAAGTGACGACCTGCGTTGAAGCGGGAAGCTGCACGACGACGATCACGACGACGGTAACGACGGTCACGAAGGATGCTGGCGGTACGGTCACGGGCACGACGACCGAAACGACGAACGAAACCAAGCCCGGCGATGGCACCGAAATGGGCGAGTTCTGCGAAAAGAATCCGAAGTCGCCGATGTGCCAGAACTCAAGCTTCGGCGGCACCTGCGGCGCGTTTGCCTGCGAGGGCGACGCGATCCAATGCGCGATCGCCAAGGAACAGCACACGCGCAACTGTCAGACGCTCGAAAATCACTCGGGCGGCGCGACCTCAGCCGAGGCGTTAACCTGGTACAACGCCAACAGTAAGGGCGAGGGGTTGGACAATCCGGCCCAGTTCAAGCAGACCGGAACCCTGCCGACGATTGACCAGACGACGCGCAGCCTTGGATCCGGTTCGCTCTCCGATCTGGTCGTCGATGTGTGGGGCGAGTCGATCACGATCCCGTTTTCGAGCCTCAACACGGTCCTAGGCTACATGGGCAGCATTCTCGTTGCCGTTGCGCTCATCATCGCCGCTCGCATCTTCCACAACGGAGCAACCGCGTAATGCCCGCCTTTGTCGCTTGGATTCTCGGTGGACTTGGCCCGGTCCTTATGTCCGTGGCGGGCAGGGTGCTCGTCGCGCTCGGCATCGGCGTCATCACGTACGCGGGTGTCGATGCTGCCTTGACGGCGCTCAAGACGTCCGCCTTTAACAACTTCTCCGGCTTGCCGGCTACGGTGCTGACCGTCCTGTATCTGACGAAGGTAGACCTGGCGATCAACATCATCTTCTCGGCGCTGCTCGGCAATATCGCCATGCGTGGCATTGCGTCGAGCATCACGAAGTTCGTGCACAAGGCTCCGGCGTGAGTCTTGCTCCCATCACGCTGCACACGGGTCTACCCGGCGCTGGCAAGACGCTCAACACGCTGTCGCTCGTCGAAAAGATCGGGCGCGAGGAAGGCGTTACCGTCTACTACAACGGCATTCCCGATCTCAAGGTACCCGGTTGGGTCGAGTTGGACGACGCCACGAAATGGCACACGCTGCCGCAGAATTCGATTCTCGTCATCGACGAAGCGCAACGCGTGTTCCGGCCACGTCACACCGGCGCGTCGGTTCCTGAACACGTCGCCAAGCTTGAAACGATCCGGCACCAAGGCATCCGGCTCGTTGTCATTACGCAGCATCCCAAGCTGGTCGATTCGAACATTCGCCGGCTTGTCGGCAAGCATCGCCACTTCGTTCGCGTGTTCGGCTCTAAACTTGTCAGTTGCCACGAATGGGAAGAGTGCAAACCCGATCCCGACCTGAATCGCGCCGACTCGATTAAAACGACGGTCGCGCATCCCAAGCACGTTTACGGCTGGTACAAGTCGGCGGAGGTTCACACGATCAAGGCGAAGGTGAGATCGGA